TATTCAGGAAGTAAAACAGGGCAAAGACGGCTGCTCTATAAAACTTGTCAGCAAAGAGTTTGCGCTAAAATGGCTGGATAAGCATTATAGCGAAGCTACGGACTTACAGAAAGCACAGCTCGAGCAGTTAAGAGCGCAGACGGATAAGCTTACCATAGCAAAAGGCGATGATGAACAGCTGTCAAAAGTAGATAAGATCCTGGAGGAGATGCAACGAGATGCTGAGCGAAAAGCAGGCTGAATTCATTCGTGAAGGGAATCATCGCTGGAACTTCAAGATAGGTGCCACCGGTACTGGTAAGACATATCTGGACTTTACCTATCTGATACCGCAAAGGTTGCGAGAACGCCACGGAAAAGAAGGATTGAATGCTCTGATAGGTGTTACACAGCAAACGGTCGAACGTAACGTGCTGGAGCCGATGCGTGAATACTGGGGGCCTGACTTAGTAGGAGATATCCGGAAGGGAACCAATAAGGTCCATCTATTCGGTGAGGATGCTTACGTATTGGGGGCTGAGAAGATAAGTTCTGTTGCAAGGCTGCGTGGTTCCACATTGAAATATTGCTACGGTGATGAAACAGTAGATTGGAACAAAGAGGTCTTTCAGCTGCTGAAATCACGATTGAGGACTGGATATAGCCTGTTTGATGGAACCGGGAACCCCCAACACCCAAAGCACTGGCTGAAACTATTCATAGACAGTGATGCTGATGTGTACTGTCAACAGTATAAGCTGGATGATAATCCATTCCTACCTGATGAAGTGAGAGAAGAATTGAAAAAGGAGTATTTCGGTACTGTAGAGTATAACCGATATATTCTTGGAGAGTGGTGCAATGCTGAAGGACTGATATTCAAACCATATGCGGACAATCCAAAACTCTGGGAAGTAAATATACTTCCTTTTTTTCAGATGGTCAACATCGGACTGGATATCGGAGGTACGAAATCGCATTCCACGCTCGCAGCTACAGGGATAGCACCGGCTTACAGCTCTATCTGCACTTTCTTGGAAAAGAAGATCACTCATGCGAAAGGTACGATCGATACGGTAAGTATCTGCCGAGCATGTGTGGAAATGATACAGCTCTGCATCCTGGAGGGATATTATCCTGCCTATATCTTCGTTGATAATGCGGAACAGGTCATCCTGAACAGTATCAGAGGATATGTGCAGCGAGCCGGGTATACGACGGTCGTGTGGGATTGCAAAAAGGTAGAAGGAAAAGATAGGATACTTGTCTATAACCTGCTGCTCGGTCAGAAACGTATGCTATTCCGAAATGTACCGACCGTATCAGAGGCGCTGGCTACGGTCCTTTACGACGAGAAAAAGGATGAGGATGCTATCCTGGATGATTTTACTACGGATGTCGATAGCTTCGATGCACATTTCTACAGTTGGAGCTTTTTCATGGATTACATTACCGCATTCAGATAGGAGGGATGCTATGAAGAACGTTTATGAGGTTCTAAAGGATTTGGGGCATGAGATTCCGGAAGAATTACAACAGTATTACGGAAACATCGAATACTGGAAACAATGGTGGCAGGGATATGTGCCGAAATTCCATCAATACAAGGTGACCAATATTGAAAAAGAATTGATGACAATGAAACGTAGATCCTTGAAAATGGCGAAAAAGGTATGTGAGGACTGGGCAAACCTACTTTTGAATGATAAGACCACGGTGATCATCGATGAGACGGTGGATGTGGGCACTGATGGAAAAGATGATAGCAAAGATAATAAAATAAACGAATCTCAGAAATTCGTCACCGGTGATGAAAATGAACAGGCTGGAGGCGTTTTTGGATTGTCTAAGTTCTGGAAGAATGGCAACAAGACCGTAGAAAAAGAGTACGCTCTTGGAACAGCTGCATTCATCCTTGTACCACACAAAGCAAAAGTGTTGAAAGGGAAGCTGACAGCAGAGAGTGTAAAAATCAACTGCATCAAGGAAGCCTGCTGTATCATACCATTATCATGGGATGGTGATGATATTACGGAATGCGCATTCGCCAGCAGCAAACAGATATCAGGAAAGTCTTATATGTACCTGCAGGTCATGCTGCAGCTGGAAGATGGCCGCTACAGGGTGGAAAATCATTACTATTTGAAAAGCGGCGATTCATATGGGCCGGTCAGCATCAATCCAAAAGGAGAAGCACTATGGTACATCCTTCCTGCGAAGCCCTTCTTCATATTGACACCTAACATCGAAAACAATATCCTAGAAACGACTCCGATGGGGATATCTGTATTTGCGAATGCGATAGACCAGCTTCAGGCATGTGACATCGCCTATGACAATATGTATACAGATTTCATTCTAGGCCGCAAGAAAGTGTTCATGAGTCAGGATGTCATCAGTACAGAGGATGTTTCTGTGATGGGAAGCGACGGTAAACCGAAGCTTGATAGCAATGGAAAGCCTGTTATCATCAAGAAGCCAATGGCTGGGGAAGCAATCGAACAGAGTATGTTTGTCAATGTCGGACAGCAGATGCCGACAACAGATAGATTCTTCCAGGAATACAATCCATCCCTGCGTGTGGAAGAGAATAAGAATGGTATCCAGTTCGCATTGAATCTGCTCTCTTCAAAGGTAGGGTTTGGTCAGAACAAGTATCAATTCAGTATACAAACGATGGCAACGGCTACTGAGGTCAAGGCGAGCAGCAAGGATCTGACAGAAAGTGTATGGAAGCAGCGTGTGGTGATACAGGATGTCTTGACCGAAATGACACGTTCGATTCTCACTATTGGAAGGGAGCTATGTGGTAAGCCTGTAAATCCAGATGCTAAAATTACTATAAAATTCGACAATACGATGTTCAATGATGAAGAGGCAGAAAAACTCATGGACATGCAATTAGTAAGTTCCAGTATCATGATGAAATGGGAATGGCGTGTAAAATGGCTAGGAGAGACAGAGGGAGATGCACGTCAGAAAACAGGGGAATCATTTGCGGAAAGTGATACTGCATCCATTTCTTATGAAGATGATAAAATCAAGAAAAAGGTTGAAGATGCATCCGGTAAAGCTCTTAATGGTGCTCAAACACAATCACTCTTAGCAGTCATCAATCAATTTGCCCAGGGATCGTTGTCTTTAAGTCAAGCAATCAATGTGATATCAACTGCTATTGGAATATCAAAAGAGGAAGCCAAAGAGATTCTTGAAGGTACAGAATAATGCTTACTCCTGAGTATTTGCAATCTGTTGGAGTTGATATCGAAAATCTATTTTATGATGCAGAAACAGATATACTGATTGATATTGCACGACGTATCAGGGAAAATGATTTCAAAATGACAGCCACTGCCGAATATCAGGTTCAGAAATTGAAAGAACTTGGTTTAGCAACAAAAACAATAAATGATATCCTTGCAGAAGCATTAAATACTTCAAATGAGAAAATTGAGGAAATCATGCAGGAAAGCATTTATAAAGCAATTAGGAGCGACATGTATATATATGAGGCTGCAGGCTTGGATGTATCCGGAATATCGTATAAAGAGCAAATTCTTAAAGGCACCAATGCCGCAAAGGGTGAAATCAAAAACTTATGCAAAACTACTGCACAGCTAGGAACGAACAAGTTCATAGAATTGCTTGATAAAGCATATTTACAAGCTTCTAGCGGCGCTTTTTCCTATGATATGGCTATAAGTAACGTGATCAATGATTTGGCTGCCAACGGGCTAGGAATGATAGAATATCCAACAGGCACAAGAAGACGAATCGACACAGTAGCAAGAACCGCCGTGAGAACTGCTGTTAATCAGAGTGCACTAAAGTGCCAGGAAGATGTGATGGATGAAATGGATGTGAATCTTGTAGAAACCTCTTCTCATTTAGGGGCAAGACCATCACATGCTGAATGGCAGGGAAGAATCTTCTGGCGATTGAAGCCATATGGAAATTATGAAAACTTTAAAGAGGCTACTGGATATGGAACGGGAGCAGGTCTTGGAGGCTGGAATTGTCGACATTCGTTTTATCCTTATTTCCCAGGATTGAGTGAGAGAACCTATCAGCATTATCGTAAAAAGGAAAATGAAGAGGTTTATCAGTTGGAACAGGAACAGCGTTATAACGAGAGGAAGATTCGTGAATGGAAGCGTAGGCAGGCCGTGAACAAGGCTGGGGGCGTGGACAACACCAGAGAAGCGAAGAAAGTTAGAGAATGGCAGAAACGCCAGGCAGACTTCCTGAAAAAGTATCCAGATATGAAACGTAATTACGCT